GAGGACGACAAAAAGAAGAACAATCCACCATGCGCCGCCGCTAAAGCCGTCGCCGTCGCGAGTAGCGGCAGCAAGGTCAGAAAGTGAATATTCGTTCATTTGCAATCTTCCTTTCTAAAATTTATAATAAACCGCGCAGTTTATTTCAAAAGTTTCATCAAATCCTGTGCCTGCTGTTTATACTGATTTAGCTGGCTTTCGGATATTTTGCCTGTGTTTAAAAGGCTCTGAAGTTCCTGCTGTGCTTTTTCGGGTGTCATTCCGCTTGCAAATTTTTTAAATTCTGAAATCATCGAAAAGGGGTTATTCTGCTTCCCGAATATGCTGCTTGCCATTTTCAATCATTCCTTTCAGCTCTTCAAATTCTTTCCTCGTCACATAGTCAGGCGAATCGGGCTGTGCGTCATCGCACGGAACAAATTTAAACTTGCGAATTGATGCAAATCCCGCGCCGTCCGTGGTCTTGATATAGAAAAAATCTTCGTTTGCATCAAACAAAGCGACGGAGCTATTCGCTCCCATCTGATACGCTTGTGCTCCCTGGATTCCGTTGACCCTGACGATACCACGCTCTAAATTCTGCACGCAGTTTTGATAATTCTGCGTGTAGTTTTGATAGGGATAATTCGGATAATATGGATTAAACATATAATTCCCTCCTTGTCTCTATTATACGCATATCGATAAAAAAGTGAACGAAGCAAACACGAAAAAAGCCCGCAAAAAACTTTAAAAAAATTAAAAAATTTTTAAAAAACTATTGACAAACGCGACCAGGCAGTATATAATATAATCACAAGGTCAGGAAATACCAACAAAATAAAGAAAGAGGTAAAAACAATGTTTATTTGCAAGAACTGCGGCGGCGTTTTTGACCGCCCCGATTACGCACAAGAGCACGTCGGCGAGTGCTGGGGACAGCCTGCATTTCAGACGATTGACATTTGCCCGCACTGCCATTGCGACGAGTTTGAAGAGGCGAGAAAGTGCGAAATCTGCGGCGAGTGGAAATCGGAGGACGACATGGACTGTGATGTCTGCTATGACTGCATGAACGAACACAAGTACGATTTTGACTATTGCGAGAGCTTGTGCGGGGGCGAAACAGAGGCGGTGCAGATTAACGCGCTGTATGCGTCGCTTTTGACACCGCGTCAGATTGACATGATACTGCGCCGCGAATTGAAGCAAGCTAACGCGATTCAACCGCTGGACTGTACAGAATTTATCGACTCTGACCGCTCATGGTTTGCCGATAAAATGATAGAAAAGGAGGTAAAATAATGGAACATGAGATGATAGCAGTGCCGATGCCACGCGAGCTGTACGAGACCATCTGCAAGCTTGCCAAACAGAACGATTTGACAAAAGCGGCGCAGACAAGAATTTTAATCAAGAAAGGACTTGAAAATATTGGATAATTATTTTAACGACCTTTACGCGGTCAATGTCAACGGACACACAGAAAAGAAAAAGAACCTTACATATCTCTCGTGGGCGTGGGCGTGGGGCGAGATTAAGAAAAGACACCCTGACGCGGAATACACCGTCTACGAAAATGCCGACGGCTGGAACTACCACACCGACGGGCGCACTTGCTGGGTTAAAACAGGAGTAACCGTCAACGGAATCGAGCACATAGAATATCTGCCGGTTATGGATTACAAAAACAAGTCAATCCCGGTCGAAAATGTCACATCATACGATGTCAACAAATCGATTCAGCGGTCGCTGACAAAAGCTTGCGCGCGCCACGGCTTGGGCTTGTATATTTACGCAGGAGAAGATTTGCCCGAAGAAGAAGCCGCCAAAAAGCAGGACGCGAGCAGGAATGCCAAAAATACCGCCGTAAACAACATTATAAGCGGGCTTGCAAAGGCGCGTGGGAAAAGTGACGGCGAAATTTTAAACGCGCTTATGAGGCATATCTCGAAGCCTGAGGGCACAACAATAGAAAGCCTTGAATATGATGACCTCATGGACGCGATAAAAATTTTGAACGATTGGAGGCTAAAAGTGGATGGAAGTAAAAAATCTTGACTGGTTTCAGGACAGCGCGGGCTTCGGTCTGCGCGTTGCTGTAGACTGCCCAAACTACGCAAAAGAGCTTGTTGATGCTTATAAGTCCGATAGCAGACCGTATGAAATTGACATAAGACCCGCAGGGACTAAAAGAAGCCTTGACGCTAACGGCTATTTTTGGGCTTTATGTGGCAAACTTGCAGCAAAAACGCGAGTGCCGAAATCTGACATATACAGAAACTATGTTAAGAACATCGGCGGCAATTATGATACGGTCTGTGTGCAGGATAAGGCGGTGCTCCGGCTCGTTACGCACTGGAGCAGGAACGGCTTAGGCTGGATTGCAGAGCCGTTTGGGAGCAAGATACCCGGATGCACAAATGTCAACCTGTATTATGGCTCATCCACCTACGATACCGCGCAGATGTCGCGTCTGATTGACCTCGTTGTGTTTGACTGCAAAGAGAACGGTATCGAAACGATGACCCCTGAAGAACTTGCAAGGCTGAAAGGCGCGTGGGCAAGTGAATAGCATTATGCAGACAGAACATAATTGCTTTTTGTGTGGGCGCGCTGATTGGCTGGAAAAGCATCATATTTTTGGCGCGTCCAACCGAAAAAACAGCGAAAAATACGGCTTGACCGTGTATCTGTGCCACTGGTGCCACAACGAGCCGCCGAACGGTGTACACCACAACGCGGACAATCGTCACCGCCTTCAAGAGCTGGCGCAGAAAAAGTTTGAAGAGGTCTATCCTGACCTTGATTTTATAAAAATTTTCGGGAGGAATTACAAATGGTGAGACAAAATTGCTTTGCTTACGGCTCGGCAACAGAAAACGGCTGCAAGGCGTTAATAAAGCGCGAGTGTGACAAATGCAAGTTTTACAAAACTACAAACGACGGCGAAATTGAAAAGCTGAATTGTGAGCTTAGAATCCGCCGCGTATATGGAATGTCATCAAAACAATTTTTAGATAGCAGGAGGACAAACGACAATGATTAACAATGTAACACTTATCGGCAGACTTACCGCAACGCCCGAACTCAGGCAGACCACTACAGGCAAAACAGTGGTATCATTTTGTATCGCTGTAGAAAGACGATTTGACCGCGCTACATCGGATTTTATCAACATAGTGGCGTGGAACAAGACCGCCGAGTTCGTTAGCAAGTATTTTGCAAAAGGCGATTTGATTGCTTTGACTGGCAGCATACAAACTCGCAAATATGAGGACAAGGACGGCAACAAGCGCACAGCGTTTGAAGTGTTGGCAGATGACGTCAGCTTTTGCGCGAAGAAAGAGAAATCCTCAGAGCCTGAGTTTGAAGAAATAAAAATAAGCGGTGACCTTCCGTTTTAATTTGTGCCAAACATGATTAAATTTTAAAAAGCGCTTGACATTTGCCCCGAAATCAGTTATAATAAAGAAGATGAGAGGTCAGGTTACAAGCCGCTTATCGGACTGTGATATTGCGTACGAGGCGGTATCGCGACGAAAACAAAATATCACAGCCCACGCCCTTTGCATCGATTAGCTCGTACCTAATCAATGCAGAGGGCTTTTACTTTAAAAAATAATGGAGGCAACGAACATGAAACAGACAATTGAGGGATTTAGTCAGGAATACGCTATGACGCTCAAGAAGACGGTTGCAACCAATGAAGGCGAAAAAACTGTAAAAATTGACTGTACCGACCTTGTTATTTTGCGCTGGTTCACAGATTTTTACCCGAATATGCGCAAAACAATAATTAGCGGGCGCGAATATGTCATGGTTACGCATAGCGATTTGGTAGAGGATATGCCAATGATTGGCATTTCAAAAAGGGCGTTTATTGAAAGAATGCAGAAGCTGGTGGGGTTTGGAATACTTGATTATCAGCTCGTAAAAGAAGGCGGCACATTTTCGTTTTATGCGTTTGGCAAGAACTTTGAACCTTTATGCGGATGTCGCACAGCCGAAAAAGACCTTGTTATAACGGCTACAGACGAGATTGTGGGGTATCTAAACAAAAAAGCGCATACCAATTTTAAGACTAACAGCAAGCGCACACACAGATATATTTTTGAGAGATTGGCAGAGGGCTATACAGTGCAGGACTTCAAAACGGTTATTGACAAGAAATATGACGATTGGGCGGAAACTGAGTTTGAAAAGTATTTGCGACCGTCCACGCTGTTTGGCGATAGATTTGAGGACTATTTAAATGAGTCTAAACGCAAGAAGAATTATTGCGATTCGGAGGGAATAAAATGAACGAAGTCACAGATAAAAACTACATAGTAATTCAATCTTTTATGGTGTCAGAACTGGGCTTAAAAGGAAACGAACTGCTGATATATGCTATTATATTCGGCTTTTCTCAGACCACGGGGCAGGCATTTCACGGCAGTTTGACATATCTTGAGAGCTGGACTAACAGCACGCGCCCGACGGTTATTTCGTCTCTCAAATCATTGGTAGAAAAAGGGTTGATAGAGAAAGAAGAGCAGACTATCAATGGCGTTAAGCGTTGCGGCTACTATGTGGTAGACAATTCAACCGACGGCAAAGAAACTCCGCAGGGGGTAGTTAAAAATTTTAACGAAGGTAGTAAAAAAACTTTACATGGGGTAGTTAAAAATTTTAACGAAGGTAGTAAAAAAACTTTACCCAATAATATATTATATAATATAGTTGATAATATAGTAGATAATAATATTGTCGAGAACGCCGAAAAGCATGACATGAAAGTCATAACAGAAATAGTCGACTATCTGAATGAGAAAGCTCATAAGAATTACAGGTCTTACAACAAGGAAACAATTAGACATATTAACGCAAGACTGAACGAGGGTCGCACCTTGTCAGATTTTAAACAGGTGATAGACAACAGATGCGCTTCATGGCTTGGTACAGACATGGAGCAATACCTGCGACCAAAAACGCTGTTTAGCTCAAACTTCGAGAGCTACTTGAACGCACCCGAGCCAAAACGCAGAGGGTCAGATGGGCGACTATTAGGCGAAAAATCAAACGGCTGGGAATTTGTATTCGGAGATGATTAACATGTTTGACGAACTTATCAATGAACTTGAACAAAAATCAAAAGAAGCTATCAAAAAGAATGAGGGCGACTATATTGAAAGCAATCTGCTGCACTGTGGCAAATGTCACACGCCGAAGCAGTGCGAGGTTATCATCTGCGGCAAGCTTCGCCGTCCGTACTGCTTGTGTAAATGCGAGTCCGAGCGTGTTAAAGCAGAAGAGCAGGAAAAGAAACAGCGCGAAAGAGAAGCGAGGATAGCCAAAAGGATAGAAATCGCGTTCGACGATTCGACGATGCGCGAAATGACTTTTAAAAAAGACGACAAATTAAACCCGAAGCTGTCGAGCGCGTTTGAAAAGTATGTTGAAGACTTCGCGGCAATGCGTGACAGGGGGCAAGGGCTTTTACTGTTCGGGGAAGTCGGATGCGGGAAAACTTATTATGCGGCGGCTATTGCGAACGCCTTACTTGACAGGGGCTATTCGGTCAGGTTTACCAATTTTGCGCGAATAGCAAACGAACTCGGAGCGACTTTTGACAAGCAGGACATATTTGACGAGTTAAACAGTTATAGCTTGCTGGTACTGGACGACCTTGCAGCTGAAAGAAAAACAGAGTATATGGCGGAAGTTGTGTACAATGTTATCGATGCAAGATATCGCGCGGGACTGCCGGTGATTATAACAACTAACCTGACAAGGGAGGAGCTGTTATATCCCGCAACGATAACAGAGCGGCGCATATATGACCGCATCCTTGAAAAGTGTGTAGCGGTACAGGTAAAGAACGAAAACCGCAGGCAAAAGGATTTAGGCAAGAGCCAAAAAAAAATGCGCGAATTTTTAGGACTATAAGTGAAAAAACTATTGACAAAAGCAATACAATGATATATAATATAATAAAAGGAGACAAAATACAGGAGGTAAAGAACCATGTTTGAAGTTAATTACAAGGACGATGCCGGGAAATGGCAGGATTCCCCGGTTTACGCCGTTGACGAGAAAAACTCGCGCTTTTTACTTGTCAATGATAACGGACGGTTTTTTTGGATAGAGATAAGCAAATGCCGCGAAGGAGGGAGTGAGTGCTATTATTATGATGAAGATTAAAAATGCTATAACCCCGTCTGCTGAACGGCAGGAAGTGAAAAACACGACTTGCAAAGATTGTTTACACAGTGAAGTTTGCCATATGCGGGAAGTCTGCAACGACATTGAAGAGCAAATAAAAGAGTTGGGCTGTATGGATTTTATTGCTCGCTCTGATGCACAAGAGATTAAACATGGCAAATGGGTAAAGGACGATTCGGACGGTTGCTATTGTTCAGTTTGCGAGTGGTACGCTGACTACGACCATGATTATGTCACCAACAACGGGTTAGGCAATGATGATTTTAACTATTGTCCGCACTGCGGCGCAAAAATGGACGGAGGTAAAGAATGAGCGATTATATTGACCGTGCTGCACTCGGGATAGGCTTGTGTAACCGAGATGTTTTTGAAAACAAGGGTTATGCGGACGGCTGGAATGCCGCTGTTAAAATTTTAAAAGAAGCTCCCGTTGCTGATGTGCAAGAAATTAAACACGGTAAATGGAAGCTGTGCTATGAAGATTGGAGAAGGCAAATCGCGGGCGATGAGTGCTCCGCTTGTGGGTTCCAGCATTACGGGACGTGTATATCGCACTATCATTACTGCCCCAACTGCGGCGCAAAAATGGACGGAGGTAATAACAATGCGTGAGATACTTTTTCGTGGAAAAGGCGATAAAAAATATAATGGTGGTATGTGGTATTTCGGTGTGCCTATTCGCTGTTATGACGGCGACTGGCAGATTTGCACCGATAATAGCAAAAGGACGGTAATACCTGAAACGATAGGGCAGTACACAGGTCTCAAAGATAAAAACGGCACAAAGATTTTTGAGGGCGATATGGTTATGTTTCCAATTTCAGATGAGCAACATACAAAGTGTGATTATGGAACAGTCATCGGTAATATCCACGATAATAAGTTGGAGGATTTTTAAAATGGACTATAGCGATTGTTTAGGATATCAGCTTGGATTTTGTCGGTTTAGGTGTACCAAACCTGAAAGCTGTGATAATTTCAAAAGCAAATCGAAGTTAATCGTGTTGCCGTGTAGCGTTGGAGACACAGTTTGGTATATCACAGGAATAAGACATAATCTAATTAAGCCGGCAAAAATAGAAGAAATTATTATAGGCAAAGACGGCATAAAAGACTTATATGTGCAGGGTGATAGTTGCAGTTTTGAAAACTCGTTTGATATTTTTTATACTACCGAAGAAGAGGCACAAAGAGCTCTTAAAGGAGGCAACAAGGAGGTAACGGATAATGGCTGATGCAGACAGAGAACGACTGATTGAAATTCTGAAACTTGATACTTGTCCATCGCCTTATCTTTGCGACGAGAATTGCAAGTATGCGAACCTTAAACAGTGCTATGAGGAAAGGACGGCAGACTTACTTCTTGAACACGGCGTTATCGTGCCTCCTTGCAAGGTGGGTGATACGGTGTGGTGGGTCACTGCAATCGTTGACGAAAACTGCGAGGAAAAGCCCGACATTTTGCTTGGCGAGATTGCCAGTTTTTCCATGCAAAAAGAGGGGCTTTGGGCGTTCTGTCGATATGTTGGTGGCTTGACTTTTTGGCATTTAGTTTCTGATTATTTCGGTAAAACCGTATTTCTCACCCGTGAAGGGGCAGAACGAGCGTTGAAGGAGCGTGAAGACAATAGCTGAATACATAGAGCGTGAGGCAGTGATTGATGAAATTGAAGGCGCAACTTGGTATCACATAAGTTGTCAAAAAAATTTAGTTGAAGGAGCTGCGTGTGAAGCTGATGCACTTTATAAAGCCACAGACATTTACAATGTTATAAAGTCAGCTCCCGCCGTAGATGTACAAGAGATTAAACATGGTGAATGGATTGAGGATAGCTATTACGATATTCCTTGCGTATGTTCATGTTGCGGAGCGGAAGCGCAATATACAAGCACCTTTAAAGAAACATTTGACTATGATTGGGAAGAAAACTTATGCCCTACAGGGTACGAAGAAATAAAAGAATATATTAGAACGCCGTTTTGTTCTAATTGCGGCGCGAAAATGGACGGAGGTACGAATGATGATAGCAAAAAAAGCGTTAGAGCTTCTGAATGATGTAGAATTTTCTGAAAAGTATCAAGGCGTACAAGAATATACAGAAATGCTTATCGTGTGCAAAGAAGCCCTCGAAAAGCAGATACCAAAGAAGCCTTATTTTGGCGAAGCCTTGGGCTATAAAGGCTTTAACGGGTACTTATGTCCGATATGCCGTAATTGGCTTTTATATCCCGACGAAATACCTAATTCGCGTGATTCATTCTGCTCTTTTTGTGGGCAGAAGATTGACTGGTCGGAGGTAAAAAAATGAGTGATTATATTGACCGCGCGGCGCTTGGAATAGACTTTTGCAGGTGGAATGTTTTTGAAAACAAAAGCTATGTAGATGGTTGGAACGCCGCCATTAAAATTTTAAAAGAAGCTCCTGCTGCTGATGTACAAGAGATTAAACACGGGAAGTGGATTGAAACTCAAGAACCGCTGGGTTGGTGCGATATTGATTGCGCTGAATGTTCTGTTTGCCACGAAAGTTGGATTATAGACGAAGATTCAAGCATTGACGATTACGAATGTATGTGGCACTACTGTCCGAACTGCGGCGCAAAAATGGACGGAGAGAATAACAATGCGTGAGATACTTTTTCGTGGCAAAACAATAGGCAACGGTGAATGGGTTGAGGGATATTATTATAAAGCTAAATATTGCAGAACTGACGACGAACTTTGTGATTATATTACTGTTCCGCACCCAAAAGAATACAACGAGCCGAGTTCGCACTATATTGTAAACCCTGAAACCGTAGGGCAGTACACAGGTCTTAAAGATAAAAACGGCACAAAGATTTTTGAGGGCGATATAGTTTTGTTGAAAGGCGATGATGAGCCTTATCAAGTCGTTTTTGATGAATCCTGTTTTCAAGTTTATAGCGACAGTGTTCGCTATGCTATGGATAACTTTTACGACTACGAGATAGAGGTCATCGGCAATATCTATGATGTCCCCGAGCTATTAGGAGGGAATAACAATGTCGAATGATATTAAAACTGGTGACTTCGTAAAATGCGTTGAAATACCGTATTACGGTGTTTCGGGCGTAGTTATCAAGCGGTATTGTCCTACTGCTTGCGAAGAGCAGACAATGATAAGATGTATTGACAGCAGGGAGTTTCATGCTCCCACAAGATGTTTTATAAAAGTGGGGTGACGAAAATGACACTTGAAGAAGCAATCGACATTGTGAAATGTGCAATCGGAGAGGTCGAATGGAATTATCCTCTTGATTACGCTGAAGCGTTTGAAGTTGCGATTGAAGCTCTCGAAAAGCAGATACCGCGAAAGTGTCGCATTAAGAGCACCGCAAAGTTACAAACTTTTTATTGCCCTACTTGCGAACAGGTTATTGTATCAAGGATTGAAAATGAGTGGTTAGCAGGGCGATTACAGAAATATTGTGATAGTTGCGGACAGGCGTTAATTTGGGGTGATTATGAAGCTCCTGACCCTGATGATTATTGCAGTTGCGGAGAATTGAAGGAGGGTGACACGGAACGAAACCTATCTATATACCGAAAGGAAAAGCAAGGGAATACGGAGATTACGCAATAAACATTTATACAGGATGTCCGCACAGGTGTTATTACTGTTTCGCACCAAATGTTTTGCGTCGCGACCGTGAATTATTCCACAGCAATATAACCCCACGAGAAAACATTGTGGAGGAAACGGCAAAACAAATTGCGCGTGAGAACATAACAGGAAAGCTTATACATCTTTGCTTTACCTGCGACCCGTACCCGACAGGATATGACAGTACACCTACAAGGGAAATAATTAAAATACTTAAAGATAGCGGCAATAATGTGCAGATTTTAACCAAGGGTGACGGCAACCGTGATTTTGACTTGCTTGATGAAAATGACTGGTATGGAATAACTCTTGACGGAATAAAAGGTTGTTGCAAAGCGCCCTATCGGGAAAGGCTAAATAGTCTTGCCGAAGCACATAACAGAGGCGTAAAAACTTGGGTGTCGTTTGAGCCTGTAACCGACGGCGAACAATTTTTTATTGACCTGCACCGTGTCTCATTTGTTGATAAGGTCAAAATCGGCAAACTGAACTATCACCCCTCAAACATTGTTTGGAAAGACTTCGGCAAAAAAGCAGAGGACTTGTGTAAAAAGTTAAACATTGACTATTACATAAAAGATAGTTTAAGAGCTGAAATGGAAGGTGATGCCAATGGCTGATGCAGACAGATGTATATGCTGCGGAGAGATAGTCCCCGAAGGTCGGCAAATATGTCCGCAATGCGAGCGCAAAAGGTACATCTACACTATTCCTGATATCCCGCCGTCGCTCAACAAGTTCGCCGGGCGCGAGAATGTATGGGCTTACAGAGCGGACAAAAAGCAGTGGCAAGCTTTGTGCGCGGTGTACTGCCGCCCGAAGCCGCCCGAGCCGATAAAAAAGTGCGTTGTCAGAATTACATACTTCTTTCGCACAAAACAACGGCACGACCCCGACAATTACAATGGAAAATTTATCCTCGACGGTTTGCGGGAAGCGGGGGTAATTGAAGATGACAGTTTTTCAAATGTCGAGCTTCAGCTGCGCGGAAGCTATGACAAAGAAAACCCGCGAACAGAAATAACAGTAAAGGAGCTTTAAAAATGGATTGCAACAAAACGATAGACTTCTTTGCCGAACTTAAAAGACTTTGTAATTCACGCACAAGGTGCACAACTGATGCGGCTAACAAAGAGCAATGCCCGATGTTTGGGTTTTGTGAGCGCGCGCTCACAAAAATCTGCGTCGAAGATGCTATGAAGTTAGTTGAGGTTATACAAAAATGGAGCAACGAACACCCAAAGAAAACATACGCACAGGATTTTTTTGAAAAGTTCCCAAAAGCACCCAAGGACAAATCATTTAAAGAAAAATGTCCTTGGGTGTGTCGAATGGGAATATACGGCGGAGAGTGTCCGGGGGCAGGCTGCGATGAATGCTGGAACGAACCAATGGAGGAATAACAATGCATGAAACAAGAGATGCAGCACGGGAGCTGCGAATGCAAGGCTTAACCTTTGCAGAAATAGGCAAAAGGCTTGGAGTGTCAAAGCAGAGAATCGCGCAGTGTTGCGCAGGAATGAATCCCGAACAGACAGCTTGGGCTTGTCACAAGGAAGACCTTGACTGCATAATTTATGTGGGTTTAAAAAAGTGGATGCTTGAAAACAGAGTATCAGTGCCCGAAATGATGCGCAGAATAGGCTTAGACACTGGGAGCAGCCGGTCTGAACACTTTAAAAACAGGCTAAAAGGCAAAACGCAATTATCGATAACCGAGATAAAAAAAATACTCGCCGTAACTGGCGGAACATTCGAGCAGATGTTCACAACCGATTGATTTTTATTGCTGGTTATGATATAATATTAAGCGGAGGGATATTATGCAGATAATACAGAAAAAGCTTTCGGACATTGTGCCGTATGCAAACAACACAAAGAAGCACGATGAAACACAGATTAAAAATGTCGCGGAAAGCATCAAAAAAATACGGCTGGGTTCAGCCGCTTGTCATAGACGATGACGGCACAATCGTTATAGGTCACTGTCGCGCTCTTGCCGCCAAAAAGCTGGGAATAGAAGAAGTGCCATGCGTGGTGGTTAGCGACCTGACAGAAGAAGAAATAAACGCGCTGAGAATCGTCGACAACAAGACAAACGAAAGCCCGTGGGACTTTGACCTGTTGAGCGCGGAACTGCCCGAAATCGATTTAAGCGATTTTGAGTTTGATTTTGGCATTGAGGACGAGGAAGAAGAAACCGAGATTGTGGAAGATGAAGCACCCAAAGTTGACGAAGATGCAGAGCCGATTTCAAAGCTGGGCGATATTTGGAAGTTAGGCAGACACAGGCTGATGTGCGGAAATTCTCTTGCACAGGCGGAGATTGATAATTTGCTTGGTGGGGCTAAATGCGAATTGACATTTACCGATCCTCCGTATCAGTTGGAAACACAGGGTGGTGGAATACTCAAAAAGGCAAACAGCATGAAACAAATCAAGCAAAATGGAGTTGATACATTTGACCCGTCCATGCTTATCCTTCAAAGCAAAACAAATATTTATTGCCATAACAAGCCTTTAATCAAGAAATACATCGAACTTGCAGAAACAAACAATCAGCCCTATGATTTGTGTTTTTACAAGAAACTTTGCACCGTTCCTAATTACAAAGGGCACATGATGACAGACTGCGAATATATTGCAATCATTGGGAAACAAGACCCAAACAAGGGATTGCCGAAAGAAACATACTCAAAGTGTTATATTGGCAAGAAAGACAATGATAACGAGTTGAGTTATTCAAAGCCCGTGGAACTATGTGCAAAGTATATTCAGCTTTATGGGAAAAACAACATTTTGGATTTGTTCGGAGGTAGCGGGTCAACCCTTATCGCTTGTGAACAGTTAGGTCGCACTTGCTATATGATGGAACTTGACCCAAAGTATTGCGATGTCATTATTAAGCGGTGGGAAAACTTAACGGGAGAAAAGGCGGTGCTGTTGAATGACGATTGAAGAAGCAAAAGCGGCTATAGCAAAGACTAAAAGCCCATACCTGAAAAGAGACCTTGAAAAATTCATTGCGCGACAAGAAAAGAAAAGCAAAAGGAGAGCAAATGCTTAGAAGAATAGCAAAGACACTTGAAATATGTGCTAAAATAAGCCTTGCGAGGTGATAACATGGCAAAGAAGATGCCTGAGGGCAGACCGTTTACAACGGAAACGGCTAAAGAGTACGGACACAACGGTGGTAAAGCGTCAGGGGAAGCGAAACGCAAAAAGAAGCTTTTAAAGGACTGCCTTAATGAGCTTTTGGCAAGCGAAATAACCGACAAGCACGGAGTGACGAGAACGGGAAGCGAAGCCGCCGCTGTTGTACTGTGGAGCAAGTTTATGAAAACGGGAGACCCGCGAATTTTTGAAGTGATACGCGACACGGCAGGCGAAAAGCCCGTTGATAAAGTGGAGCAAGTCACAGAGATAAAAGTGGACTGGGAAGATGAAAATAACGATTAACAAAAAAGGAATATTGCCGTGCTATTTGCCGTACATGAGAGACTATGAGACGCGAGTCAATGCCTTTTACGGCGGCGCAGGTTCGGGCAAGTCCTATTTTGTTATGCAAAAAATCGTCTTAAAAGCGTTAGACAGTCAAAGAAAAGTTTTGATTGTGCGAAAAGTCGGAGCGACGCTAAAGGAAAGCGTATGGTCGTTGACGCTGGAGCTCATACACACAGGCGGACTCGCTCCGACAGTCAAGCAAATCAACAAATCAGATTTAACGATAGAGTTCTTAAACGGCAGCGTCCTACTGTTCAAAGGCTTGGACGACAGCGAAAAAATCAAATCTATCAACGGCATAACAGATATAGTGATAGAAGAAGCAACAGAAATAACGCTTGACGATTTCACGCAGTTGAACCTCCGCTTGAGGTCAAAAAAGCCGAACAATCAGATCCACCTGATGTTCAATCCTGTTTCAAAGGCTAACTGGGTGTACAAGTATTTTTTTGAAACAAAGGCCGACAACTGCGTGATAGTGCAAACGACATACCGAGACAACCCGCACCTGCCTAAAGAATATGTTAATTCGCTTCACGCGCTGGAAAACAAAAACCCTGCCTATTATAAAATATATGTGCGCGGAGAGTTTGCGACGCTTGATAAATTGGTATTCCCAGTTATTCATAAACGCATAATAAGTGAGGACGAACTTACAGATGCGTGGTTCTGGGTCGGAATGGACTTTGGATATACAAACGACCCTACAGCAATCACATGGGGCTATTACAATCCTGTTCAAAATGACTTGTATATTACCGGCGAATATGATAAAATAGGAATGACAAATGATGTTATCGCGGAAACGCTTGTATCGTTAGGATTGGGCAAAGAAAAGATTGTTGCAGATAGCGCAGAGCCGAAGTCGATAACAGAGTTGAGAAACCTTGGAATAAAAAGAATCATAGCCAGTGTAAAAGGCGCGGACAGCGTAAAGAACGGAATCGACAGGATGCAAAGGTGCAACATCATCATTGACGAACGCTGCACGAAGACGATAGAAGAGTTTGAAAATTACACTTGGCAAAAAGACAAAAAGACGGGCGAATACATTAATCAGCCTGTTGATAGTTACAATCACCATATCGACTCAATAAGATATGGCATACAAACGGTAATAAACAAGAAGCGCGGAAAAACCGCCGAATATCAATCAATATTGTGAGGTAGAATAATGACAGAATCAGAGCTGATAAAGCGTATAACAGATATGCGCGACGAAAACACACGATACGAAAGCGAAGCAAACCTTGAAGAAATCATTGAAAGGCTGGACGCTGAAAGGGCTGAATTAAAGGAGACCAAAGCAGACCTTGAAGACGATAACAGACACCTTGCAGAGCGCGTCAAACTGTTGGAGCACAAGAGAAACGAACTGCTTGACGAGCTGAAAAGAGTCGGCGACGGTAGAGAGCGCGACTTTATGGCGGGTCAGCTTATAGCATATCGTCAGGTGCTTAGAATGATTTTAAACCGTGGCAAGGAGTGATTTAATATTAAAACTTATCAGGATTTAGTGGAAGTCGGAAGCAACGAGAACGCGCGAATCTCTTTTGTGCTGGACGCGATAAACGAGCACAAAGGAAGCAAGGCTTACAGAATCGCGCTCGATGCAGACGCATACTGGCGTGGCGAAAATCCGACCATAATGAAGTATGAAAAAATCATCTATGATATGCAGGGCAAAGCCCATATCGACAGGTGGACGGCAAATCATAAGATAGCAACTAACTTTTTTTACTTTGCGGTAACGCAGGAAAATCAGTTCCTGCTGTCTAACGGCACTAACTTCGGCAAAGAAGACACAAAAGAAAAGCTCGGCAAAAACTTCGACACACAGTTGCAAAAATTGGGTATATATGCCCTCTGCGGCGGCGTGTCTTTCGGCTTTTTTAACCTCGACCATATTGACGCTTTTTCTTTGCTTGAATTCGTCCCGCTCTACGATGAGGAAAACGGTGCACTAATGGCTGGCATAAGATTTTGGCAGATAGCAGATGACAAACCGCTCAGAGCGACGCTCTATGAGCTGGACGGCTATACGGACTATATCAAAGACACGACAGCAAGAGTGCTAAACCCGAAAAGACCGTACAAGATACAGATAGCCCATACAGAAGCGGATGGCGACTATATCTATGACGGCGAGAATTACCCCGAGTTTCCCATTGTGCCGATGTGGGCAAACGATAAAAAGCAATCAGAGCTCGTCGGCAGACGCGGAACACTGGACGCTTTCGACCTGCTAAATTCTAACCTTGTTAACAATGTCGAGGACGCGAACTTGATATACTGGGTTTTGACAAACTGTAACGGCATGGACGAGATAGACGACGCAAAATTTATAGAGCAGATTAAGTCGAGCCATATCGTACACGCAGACGGCGACGCAGGAGCAAAGGCAGAGGCACACAGCGTAGAAGTACCCGTAAGCGCGTCGGAGTTGTCAATCGAGACAATACACGACAGACTTTATCAAGACTTTATGTGCTTTAATCCTGCTTCGCTTTCGGGCGGCAATAAGACCGCAACGGAAATTAACGCGGCTTATGAGACGCTCAACAACAAAGTGGACGCTTACGAGTATTGTGTCAACGAGTTTGTTATGGCAATACTCAAAATTGCGGGAATTGAAGACGAAGTGTCTTTCACCCGCTCTCAGCAGTCGAACAAAAACGAGCAAATGGAAATGCTTTTGTCCGCCGCTGAATATCTTGACGATGACACGATAACAGAACAGGTCTGCAATATTCTTGGGCTTGGCGATAGGGTTGACGAGATAATCGCGAACAAGCGCACAGAAGAAGTGAGCCGAGTTGAACCGCTGGAGGTGATAGACAATGATTAAACTTGCAGACGGTAGAGGGCATTTGTATCAGTGGGACACAGGCAGACAGGTTGAGTGTGACGCTGAACAGGTGCATTTTTCCAATCACCACTACGGCACGAGCATAGACGCGGATGTCAAAGACGGCAAGGCAATGATACCAAATCAGCTGTTGACAAGCGCAATTCCGTTAAAGGCGTGGGCTTGGGTTAAAGACAGCAGCGGCGAATACACCAAAGAAGAACAGATATTTTTAGTTGCCAAAAGAAACAAGCCCTCCGATTATGTGTACACGCCTACGGAAATAAAGACTTGGCAGGACTTACAGAATCAGATAGGCGATTTAAGCAATCTTAAAACTGCGCACAAAGACAATCTTGTCAGCGCAATAAATGACGCGGCAGGAAGTGGAGGCGGCGGAGCGTCAACCGCCGAAGACGTCAGCTATACCAACGTCGCACTGCCAAACATATCGACGGTCGGTGGCGCACTCGACGAGCTTGTCCCCAAATCTCACACCCACACCAACAAAGACACGCTTGACAAGCTCTCCGACTCGAACGGCAAACTCCAATATAACGGCTCTGATGTCGGCTTAAAGCCGGTCAAAGGTACTGACTACTGGACGGAGGCGGACAAGGCAGAGATAGTCGCGGACACACTCGCCGCCCTGCCAAAATGGACGGGAGGTAGTTATTAATGGCAAACGATAGAGTAGTTGACTCCGCCGTACTTGATGCCGCTATGACCTACACCGCTAACCGGATTCGCAACAAGACAGGTGGCACAGACCTGATTGCATGGGACTCCGCTAAAGGTTTTGGCGACGCAGTTGACGCTATAGCCGGTTCAGACGAGGATGCAATAATCCAGCGCACCATATCGGGCACATATTCAAATGACCGTATAACGACGGTCGGAGCGTGCGCATTTTTAGGATGTCAGGCTCTTACAGCGATTGATTTGCCTAATGTCACCCAAGTTAATCGCAACGCTTTTGAATCGTGCGTTCGGCTGTCGACAATAAATCTTCCCAAAGTCACCGCGCTTGACAGAGGTGTTTTTACAAATTCTGCAATACAACAAGCAAATTTTCCTTTGGTGACAACAATAGGAGACAACTGTTTTTACACCGCAAAGCATCTGATATCTGCAAATCTACCACTTGTTACCAGTTTACCGATTGACTCTTTTCGCCTCTCGGCAATTCAAACAGCCGGTTTTTCGGCGGTAACAAATATAAACCGAACGGCGTTTACCGACTGTACATCCCTTGAAACGCTCATTATCCGCACTCCGTCTGTTTGTGTGATTTCCGACATTTCGATTGCGTTGCGTGGAAGCAAGATAGCAGCGGGCACGGGGTATATTTATGTGCCGGACAACCTTGTTGACAGCTACAAGGCAGCAACAAACTGGGTTACCCTTGCAAATCAAATCAAGCCGATTTCGGCGTTGGAGGCGAGCACATGATAAAAACAGAGACGCGTGCAGACGGGCTTATCCGCACATATAGCGACGCGGGTAAGATGATTCAAAAGGTCGGCACGGATGAATTTTACGATGTAGCTATCGACCTCGCCTCAGCGAGGTATAGCTACACAGAAACCGACATTGACAGCGAAATATCCGATTCCGAGGCGCTGGATATCATCACAGGGGGTGCGGATATATGACGAGGACGCAGGCGAAACGCTTCCGCGAGATGATAACAAGAGCCGCCGCGAAGCTGACGAACGCCGAAGCTCTGACAAGTATCAGCTTGTTTGAACCGTGGAGCGGCGAAAAAGATTATTCTGTCGGCGACAGGGTGCGCGACGGCGGGAAACTCTACCGTTGCTACAATGCGATATCCGCCAATCCCACATGGCTACCGAGCGCAACTCCCACACACTGGGAGCCTATCACGGTCGGCGAGGACGGCACGATTGATAATCCTATTACAGCGGCGGCTGGTATGAGGTACTACAAAGACCTATATTATGCTGACGCCGGCAAAACATACAAGTGCATACGCGACGACACCGACGGTCAAGGTACTATCTTGCAGTATCTTCCGTCGCAGCTCGTCGGAATATATTTTGAGGAGGCAGAGTAAATGAATGTCTGCATATCGATAGGTCACGGAAAATCAGCAAAAGGCGGCTATGACAGCGGCGCCCTTGGCGGGAACTATCAGGAGTTTAAAATCGGTCGCGAAATCGGCAGGTACATCGGCGAGATTTTTAAAGGCTACGCCTGCACAGCCGACGTTATCAACTATGACGCGACGCTCTATCTGACCGAGCGCATAGCACATGTCAACAAGCACGGCTATGACCTTGCAATAGAAATCCACCTCAACGCCGCTGGCGGCACAGGCTCGGAGGTCTATTATAAGCACAAGAGCGCAACGGGTAAAAAGCTTGCCGGAGCAATCAGCAAGAGCATAGCTAACACTTTCGGCATTCGCGACAGAGGCGCCAAGGTCAAAATCAATCCTGCAAACGGCACGGATTATTTCGGATTTGTCCGCTCCTGCAAGTGCGAGAGCCTGCTGATAGAGACGGTATTCATCGACACGGCAAGCGACAGAAAGCATGTCGAGACCGCCGCAGGACAGAAGCAGTGCGCGGAGGCTATCGTATCTGCCATTGCCAATTTTTACGGCATAAAGAAAAAGGCAAGCACATCAACTAACAAGCCTACGACGGATAAGCCGAGTGGCGGCAATCTTACAACAGTCAAAGCTGGCGACACTGTCAAGATAACCGGAAGCAAGTACGCGACAGGGCAGAATATTCCGCTTTGGGTGAAGCTGAAATCGCACACGGTCAAATTAATCAGCGGCAATAGGGCACTGTTAAAAGAAATAAACAGCTGGGTTTATATCGCAGACCTCAAGGTCACGAAATCGGGAGAAATCAAAGCCGGAAGCGTTGTGACGATAAGAAAGGGCGCGGTATATGGCGGTCTTTCGTCAACTCGTGGCAAGGCAGTCCCGAAAGAGCAGCTTGCACCAAAGAAGCACACGGTCAGCAAAATAGAAACTCACAACGGCGTAAGAGAGGCGTTGCTTTCCGATATCATGTCGTGGGTTGCTATAAAATATTTAGAAGTGTGAGGTAACACAATGAACAAAATCAAAGACATTTTTGCAAACATCGGCAATGTTAAAGCGGGCACATGGGCTAGAGGAATCCTGCTTATTATCTCGTTTGTCAACATGGCACTTTCGGCAGCTGGTAAAGCACCTATTCCCGCCGATTACAACGAGCTTTACACAATCGTGAGCGTTATCTTTTCAATTCTCGTTGGAATCTCTGCATACTGGAAGAACAACAGCTTCACGGAAGCGGCACAGACCGCCGATAAATTCCTGCACGAGCAGGGCGACGCAAAGGAGGACGCCGGAGAATGATTATTGCAATTCTGTATAATCTACTCAACCTCGTAGGACTTTACGGCGCGGGAATCGTCGTGGCAATTCTTAAGATTTTGGGAATGATATAATGGACAAAGCGCATAGCAGGACGGACAAAATGCTGGGAAAAATGGAGCGCGAGTTGACAACAATTTACAGCAACGCGCACGCCAATGTTCAAAAAGAATGGCTTGAATATATGAAGTCTGCGTCGGACGAACTGTCAGAGCTGCAAGAGGCTTATGACAAAGCCAAAAAGGCGGGGGATATGGAATCACAGCGCAAGCTCGGCAGAGAACTCCGCGCGATGAAAAAAGAATACACCGTCCAGAATGACCGTTATAAACAGGTGGTTGAAAGAACTGCTTTAGAGCTGGCAAATGTCAACGAAATAGCGACGGCATATATCAACGGTCAGTTGCCGCCTGTCTATGCGCTTAATTACAACTACTTTGCAAGCGGCTTTTCAAAGCACGGCATATCCTTTTCACTCGTTGACGCGAACACGGTTAAATACTTAGCTACCACGGATAAATCACTTTTGCCGCAATACAAGCTAAATGTTCCGAAAGATGTGCGCTGGAACACAAAGCGATTAAACTCAGAAGTCCTACAAGGCATTCTACAAGGCGACAGTATACCGAAGATTGCAAAGCGGCTTGAGCGCGTGGAAAAGATGAACGAAAGCGCATCAATCAGAACCGCTCGCACTATGGTAACGAGCGCAGAGAACAAGGGCAGAATGGATATGCTTGAAAAAGCGGAATCCGAAGGAATCATAGCTCAAAAGGTGTGGATAAGCGCACTCGACACAAGGACAAGAGACTGGCACAGAGACCTTAACGGAGTATCTCAAGACAGGGACAAACCGTTTGAAAATTCAGTCGGTAAAATAATGTACCCCGGCGACCCGTCAGCAAACGCCGCCAATTTATACAACTGTCGGTGCAGTCTTGGTTATAAGGTTATCGGATTCAAAAAGTCAGAAAGGAGCTTAAAGAGTGAGCGACGAGTTCAAAGACAACTCCGAAGAGTATAAAGAGTTAAGGGACGCGGCAATCAGGCGCGGCTTGAGAGCTATTGGAATGACTGCTGAAACCTACGCAAAAAGCAACTGCCCCGTAGACACAGGCTATGCGCGAAATAGCATCACCTATGCCTTATCAGGAGAATCTGCGAACATATCCGCATATCAAGCAGACAAAGGCAAAGGCGAAAAGCCTCCACAGACAGGCTATTACAAAGGCACGGCGGGAAATTTGTTGAGCAATCTTTTTGGCAAAATGGCGGGCACTGCTAACTATGTGTTAATCGGGAGCAATGTCGAATATTTCCCGTACATCGAAGAGGGCGCGAGAGGTGGGAAAGCTTGGCATACCCTGAGACGCGCCGCGACGGAGCACAAAGACGAATACAAGCAGTTGCTAACCGATAGTATCGAAAACGCTTGACAACAATTTTTACTTGTGATAAAATACAAGTGGTAAACAAATGTTTGCCTATAATCAAATGGCGCAGAAATGCCACCGAAGAACAGGAGATTGAAATAAAATGGCACTAACAAGAAGAAGCCTAAAAGCAATGGGCATTGAAGATGACAAAATCGACGAGATTATATCGGCACACGCCGAAACGGTTGACGCGTTAAAGGAACAGCGCGACAATTACAAGGCGCAGGCTGACGAGCTTGCAAAAGTCCAACAGAAACTGGATGAAGCAAACGAGACAATCAAGGCTAATGGCTCGGATGCCTGGAAAGTCAAGTATGACGCAATCAAAGAGGAGTATGACAATTATAAATCAGACATATCCGCAAAGGAAACCACACGCGCAAAGCAAGCGGCTTATCGCGAAGTGTTAAAGGCGGCAGGAGTTTCCGAGAAGCGGATTGATAGCATTGTTAGGGTATCTGATATTGATTCCGTTGACCTTGATGAGTCGGGCAAAATAAAGGAAGCCGACAAGCTTACCGAGAGCATCAAAAACGAGTGGGCGGACTTCATCGTTTCCACCAACACAAAAGGCGCGGACACCGCTACGCCTCCGACTACCTCCAAAAAGTCATTTAGCCGAGAGGATATCGACAAGATGACTCCCGACGAGATAAACAAGAATTGGGAGACAATCAAAAATTCACTTAAAGGAGAAAGCTAATTAATGGCTGTTACAAGTTTTATTCCTAAGCTTTGGAGCGCGAGACTTCTTAACGCGCTCGACAAGTCCCATGTTTTCGCCAATGTCGTAAATCGCGACTACGAGGGCGACATTCAGAAGATGGGCGACACCGTGCACATCAACACTATAGGCGCGGTCACTATCGGCACTTACACTCAGAATACCGATTTTACCTCGGGTCCTGAGACGCTGGCTACCACCGACCAGACGCTCACAATCGACCAGGCAAAGTATTTTAATTTTCAGGTTGACGACATAGACGCGGCACAGGCGGCTGGCGATATAATGGACAAGGCAATGACCCGCGCAGCTTACGGTCTCGCGGACGCTTCCGACAAGTATATCGCGGGCGTTCTTGCAGGCGCGGCTGATAAAACTAACCTCGTTTCCTCGACCGCTGTCGCTCTGACCTCGTCCAATGTTTACGAGAACGTTGTCAAGATGCGCACCATCCTCGACAAGGCAAATGTCCCGACCGCTGGACGCTGGCTCGTCATTCCTCCTGAGATGTACGCTCTTATTCTTCTTGACGACAGATTTGTCAAGACAGGCGGCGAAATGGCAGAAGGTATACTCAGAACTGGTCTTGTTGCACAGGCGGCTGGATTTGACATTTACCTGTCTAACAACTGCGTAAGCGTTACCACTGGCACCGAGACAAAGGTCACGACCTACACCATTACCGGCGGTGTCGATGCAGCAGCAACCTATGCCGAGCAGATAGTTTCGACCGAGGCATACCGTCCCGAAAAGAGATTTGCCGATGCCGTCAAGGGTCTCCACGTCTACGGCGCAAAGGTTGTTGACAAGGCACAGCTTGCTTGCCTCAAGGCTACATTCGCATGATTTTAAAGCGCGGTAGAGAAACGGTTGAGATTCTCGACGCAGACCACGCCGCAGGATTTATCGCAAGCGGCTGGAGAGTTGCCGAGGAAGTAAAGACCAAAAAGACCAAAAAAAAGAAGTAAGAAAGGCGGCATATTATGCTGTATGAACTGTGCGCGGAACTCCGCAATTGGTTCGTGTCTGAAAAACACGACGGAACTTTTACAGTCAAGGACGGCAATATGCCGCTTGACTTTTTACAGGACGGGCAATATTTTCGAGTCCTTGGGAGCGTCTACAATGACGGTGTGTATCAGTACCCCGCTGTTTTAACAGACGAGGTTTTTGAGGGGCAGATATGGGCTATGCGTGTGCCTCCAGCGTTTATAGCCTTATCAGGGGAAATTGATGAGTATATCGCAAAGAACGCAGAGAGTCCGTACACCTCTGAATCGTTCGGCGATTATTCATATACAAAAGCCACGGGCGAGAGCGGAGCACCGCTTACATGGCGCGATGTTTTCGCCTCGCGGCTTAACGCTTGGAGGAAAATATAATGTCTCTTTTATCAAGCGCAATGCAGAGATGTGTTTTTATGCACGAACAGACAGCACCTGACCCGCAGGGCGGATTCACAATTACATGGACGGACGGCGCAGAGTTTGACGCGGCTATCGTGTTTGATTCTTCCATACAGGCAAGAACGGCAGAAAAAATGGGCGTTACCTCCTTGTATTCCGTGACCGTTCCAAAAGGTGTGCCCCTGCACTATTATAGCGTGTTCCGCAGGCTTTCTGACGGGCTTACGCTCCGCATAACATCACGCGACACGACCGACAAGCAGACCCCCGAAAGCGCGACTTTTCAGGTCTCACAGTTGACCGCTGAACAGTACGAGGTGACACGATGACGAAAGAAGAAGCACTTTATTCTTTTTACAGTCAATTTGGAACGGCTTACGAAGAAACACTCTTGCCAAAAAACGCAAGCTTGCCGTATTTGACTTATTCCGTTTCAACCGCCTCTTTTGGCGACGGCGATACGTCGCTTAGCCTCTCGGTGTGGACGCGCTCGACCTCTTGGGCGTTGGCTAATTCAATTACAAAAAAAATCAGCGACACATTGGGACTGGGCGGCGTGATTATTGACTGCGATGACGGTGCGGTGTGGCTTAAAAGAGGCACTCCGTTTGCCCAAAATATGGGCGACGAGTCAGACGATTTAATCAAACGCAAGGTTATTAACATAACCGCAGAATATATTTAAGAAAGGATAAGAGTATGAAGTATACTAAAATTCCGAGCGATACCTTTAAAAAGCTTCAGCTCAATGCGGCGATTATTGCCAAAAGCTTCGCTCCTGAGATTGGTACGCTTGAAGCAGACAGTCAGATAGGCGCGACAACTGGCGGTATTTCTTTTAACGCCGCTCCGACCTATTCGGACTTCGGCGAAGATATCGACAACTGCCCGAAGAATATGAAAGAGCTTAAAAAGCTCGACTCTTGGGAGGTTACGGCAAGCGGCACTTTTGTTACCGTAGACACCGCAACGGCAAAGTCGCTTATCGGCGCGGCTGATGTCGGCACTACTGACACCACAAAGGTAACGCCACGCAACGATGTTCTCGACGCTGATTTTGCCGATATATGGATAATTGGCGACTACTCCGATAAGAACGGCGACACAAAGGGTGGCTTCATTGCAATTCACCTCATGAACGCTCTTTCAACTGGCGGCTTCCAGCTCCAGACCTCTGACAAGGCAAAGGGACAGTTCGCATTTACCTACACGGCACATTATTCAATGGCTGCGCAGGACACTGTGCCTTTCGAGGTCTACATCAAGACTGGAGAAGCCGAAGCGTAATAAAATCATATGGAGGCAAACTATGGTATTTTTATTTGACTGTGACAACGATGAAATCCTGCTCCCGCGAGCTTACGACCTTATCGACGACTCAAAGGCGTTTATCGACCTGATGAGAAAAACAGAGGTCAAAGACGAGGGAGTAGAAGACAGCAAGGCGGCACTTAAAATCGTGCTCGAAAATATGCTTAAAAAGCACCCCGCGGAAACAAGCGCGTTTCTTAAACGCTTTTGGATTCTCGAAAAGGGGGAAAAAGCACCTAACGCGCTCAAAACTATAATCACGCTTTTGACGAGTGAGGGCGCGAACGATTTTTTTACATCAATCGTGCCGTTCCTTGCGACATTTTCAAAGAATGTCTCTGCCGAATAAATTTAAGAAGTTTTAGGCTGTTTGGCTGGGGCTATGTGAAAGATTTTTGCATAGCCCTTTATAAAAAAAGAACGGAAGATGAGATATACAGGGTTTATGTAACGGACTGTCTGCAAATGATAAGCGAGAACACCGCAAATCAAGTTGGCGGCAAATTCATACAGAAACGCTATTATGATATATTGAATCCTCCGCCCGTTGAAACGAGAACAGCCGAAGAAATCACTAAAGAAATCGCAGAAAACTGCGGAATAGAGGTGATTAATTGAATTTATTTGAAGTATTCATAAAAATCGGAGCGGACACCTCCGAATCTGATAAGGCGATAAAGGACACTGGCGAAAAGACAAAAAACCTGGGTGAAAAGGTTAAAAACGGTCTGAAAACAGTCACCAAAGTAGCCGCTGCCGCAACAGGCGCAATGGCGGCGGGCGTGTCAAAGGTGGTCAAAGACGCAACAGCCGCCTACGCTGATTATGAGCAGCTCGTCGGAGGCGTTGAAACTCTTTTCAAGCAATCGTCCAATACTATCCTGCAATATGCGGATAACGCATATAAAACAGCAGGACTTTCTGCCAATCAGTACATGGAGACCGTGACAAGCTTTTCGGCTTCACTTTTGCAGTCCTTGGGCGGAGACACAGCGAAAGCGGCGAAGTATGCGGATATGGCAGTTACGGATATGTCAGATAACGCCAACAAGATGGGCACGGATATATCTTCAATTCAGTATGCCTATCAGGGATTTGCGAAGCAAAACTTTACGATTAAGTTAATCTATAGTCCGGCGGCGTAAGTAATTCGCCGTTGAGTGTGAGTGAACCCTACCAGGGGTGTGGGAGAAATCCTGCTAACGGGAAAAATCTGTGGGCAAAAGCCTATGACAATCCCGTGCCAAGTCCTAAAATATAAATAATTTCACTTGCATAATAGGTGAAATTGTGTTATAATATTTTAGGAAAGGTCTAACGGCTATTGGTTCGTTACCAAGTACATCATCTATTGGTACGATGGTGGAAGCGCTCACCAACCTTTAACGGAGGAATTGACTATGGAAATTTGGAAGCCTATTGAAGAACTGCCCGGTTATTCTGTTAGCAATAAGGGCAGGGTAAGAAAAGACAGCAACGGTCAAATAATGGTGCTCAGTAAAAATGGTGGTTATTGCAGAATAACAATTTCAAAGAGCATTCATCGGCTTGTTGCAAAAGCGTTTCTTGACGCTCTTGAAAACAAAGAGCAGTGCTGGGTTGACCACATTGACGGAAACCGAGCAAACAACGATGTGAACAACTTGAGGTGGGTAACTCCTTCGGAAAATTGTTTAGCTTTTGGATATAAAAGCCGCATCGAAAACAAGAAGCGCAAAGTCAAGGCAACAAATATTCACGGTCAAACAATCATTTTTGAGTCCAGACAAGCGGCGGCAGAATGTTTTGGCTGTAGCGATTCTGAAATTGATTACGGTCGCTTATATAAAAAAGGAAACAAAAAAGGTTGGTCTTTTGAAAAGGTTGAAGATATAGTCTAATCCCCTAATAAATATCGGGAAACCGAGGGTATAAAATGGTTAGATAACCTTAAGCTGGGTAGACAAAAAAATATGTCTTTAGCGGCATAACACCATTGCTCAGCATAAACCTCGTGAAAACGGTGAAACTCTGACCGAGTAATGTCGAAGAAAACACCGTGGTAAATTGGCTGCGTATATCATTGACACCTCATTGTATTTATAGTATAATTATATTGAGGTGATAACATGAAAATTGACGGTAAAAGAAACAAACAAAACAAATATTTTAGAGTGCCTTATCAAAAATGGTATAATATGATTCAGAGGTGCTACAACAAGAACAATCCTTATTATAAAAATTATGGAGCTAAAGGCATAACCGTTTGTGATAAGTGGAAAACATTCGAGGGGTTTCTTGACGATTTTGACAAGATAAAAGGCTTCTCAGAAGAAATATTTAATAGCAAAAAGATATTTTTGGACAAAGACGGTAGAGATATGAAAAATGCAGAGTACAATCTCGAAAACTGTAAATTCATCAATATAGAAGAAAGCAATAAAAGAAAACAGCATCAAATGAAAAAATTCTTTATTACTGATGAGAAAACAGGAAAAACAGAAATGTTTTTTAATCAATCAGAATGTTCAAAAAAATATGGTATACCACAGCCAAGAATATCTTGTGCCCTTAAAACAAGCGAAAAATACAAGACATACCGTCTTAAATACGCAAAGTCATAACACCTGAACGACTATCGAAACGACGGTGAAAGCCGGAACGGAGTAGAGTACACCCAAGCGGGTGGAAGTGCGAGGGACTATTAAAATAGTCAAGAGATAGTCTGAACTGTATGGAAACATACAGCAGCCGAAAGGCGGTCACAGATTAGCGACCTGTGGCGAACATAATGTATGGTGGCACTAAAGAGGAAATGGAACGCCTCCTGAGAGATGCCGAAAAGCTGACAGGCAAGAAGTTTGACATCTCCAGCTATGCCGATATTGTCGAAGCAATACACGCCGTCCAAAAGGAAATGGGCATTGCTGGCACGACTGCAAAAGAAGCGGCAACGACCATTCAGGGCTCTGTGAGTTCCGCTAAATCAGCATGGCAAAATCTATTAGTCGGCATTGCAGACGATAATCAGGACTTTGGCAAATTGGTTGACAATTTCGTCGACTCCGTTGCAATTGCGGCTGGCAATATCCTGCCGAGAGTGGAGCAGTCTTTAACTGGTATCGGAAAGCTTGTCGATAAGCTTGCGCCAGTGCTTATTGCGAAGCTCCCCGATGTGGTCAACAAAGTTCTTCCCGGACTGCTTGACGCAACGGCAAATCTTTTAAACGGTGTTTTGGATGTACTTCCGACACTTATGGACGGAATAGTCCCGCCGCTGTTGTCTGCGTTGTCCGATGTCGCGGCAAAACTGCTGGAAACTGTGCCAAAATTTTGGGATACAACATTTAAGGCGATTTTGGCATTTATCACAAGCGACAGTTTGCCACAGTTGATAGAATCGGCAATCAACGCGGTGACTCAGACCGTCATTGCTATTGCCAACACTCTGTCAGACTCCGCAAGCCTTAACGCGATGATAGAATCAGCCCTCGACTTGGTGCTTGCGCTTGTGCATGGGTTAATGGACGCTATCCCTCAGCTAATCGCCGCAGTTCCTCAGCTCGTCGGAGCTATCACGGCAACAATAATTACAGAGCTGCCCAACATCATAGCGGCAGCCGTTGAGATAATGGTAGCATTAATTCACGGACTTATGGAAGCGTTGCCCGAACTGATGGCGTATGTGCCTAATGTTATTATAGCGATTACAAATGGACTGCTTAACAATCTTGGTACACTGATAAGCGGCGGCGTTCGCCTCCTGCTGGCTGTTGCACAAGGTATGATTCAGGCGATTCCTGATATGGTTGCAATGATACCACGAATTATCGCGTCGATAGTTGATGCTTTCCACTCTTACAACTGGAGCAGCATCGGCAAAAACATCGTGGCAGGAATGAAACAGGGTGTTGCGAATGCTTGGAAGAATTTTAGAGAATGGTTTAAAAACCTCTTTGGAGACCTCACAAACATTGCTAAAAAGATACTCGGCATTGCCTCGCCGTCAAAGGTGTTTAAAAAAATCGGTCAGTTTACGACCGAGGGACTGGCAATCGGTATCGAGCAGGGCGGCAAAGACGCATTTTCCGCAATCAAAGATGTCTCGCAGGGTGTTATTGACAATTACGGCGCGTCCGTATCGGCGGGATTTGGCGTTTCAGTCGGAACTTCTGCGTCAAAGGGAATTTCTCTAACGCTTAATATTGACACATTTAATAATTACACGCAGGAAGATATAAAGAGCCTTGCGGAAAGGCTGTCAGAAATGCTTGCAAATGCAGCAGAGAGAAAGGCGGGTGCTTATGCTTAACGATTTTTTTACTTGGAATGGCAAGAAGTCCTCAGATTTTGGCATAGTCATCAAGCACAAAGAAATATATAAAGCACCCGTCCGCGACGTTGATTTTGTCGAAGTGCCCGGAAGAGACGGAGAAGTGATTTTGGACAACGGACGCTATAGGAATGTTGATGTTACTTATCAAGTCCGTGTCAAAAATGTCAAGTCGAAGCTGTTAGAAATAGCTAACTGGCTTTCGGCTGTTGGATATCAAAAACTGATTGACAGCGACGATTCTACGCACTACAGAATGGCAGCAAGGACTGGCTCTGTTGACTGGGATTATCTCGGAAAAGGCGAGTGGGCTGATTTAGAAATAACATTTAACTGTAAGCCTTACCGAATCCTTACCACGGGCGCAACAACTTTGACGGCGGCAGGAAGTATCACAAACCCGACGCAGTACACCGCCCTGCCGTATTTTAAAATTCGCGGGAGCGGTGATATCACGCTAAAGGTAAATAACAAATCTTTTGCCTTTACATCGATATCAAGTTACATCGAATGTGATAGCAGCTTGCAGGCGGTATTTACTGGCACAAGCAGCAAGGCAAACCGCGCGAACTTTGACGATTTTCCGACTTTTAAAGCAGGCGCAAACTCTATAAGCTGGACTGGAACGGTGACTAAGGTGGAAGTCGTCCCGCACTGGCGCGAACTATAAGGTGATAAAATGACTCCAATACTCTTAAAAGCGGATGCTAAAACAAAAATAGGCTGGCTGTCAGAATGCACCGAGTGTGAAGTGACGGAGGAGCGCAATGGGGTGTATGAGCTTGAGCTTGTATACCCCATTGGCGCAACCCATGCAAATGACATTGTGACGGATTGCTATATCAAGGCAAAGCCGAATCAGGCAAGCGCGAATCAGCTGTTTCACATTTACAAAGTGTCAAAGCCTATTAACGGCGAGTTCACGGTTTACGCGGAGCATGTCAGCTATATTCTTTCGGGATATCCCGTGCCGACCGTTTCCGCATCGGGCAACGCGCAAGTCGCGATAAACGCTATATTGACCGCCGCAAAAAATCAGCTTGGAAAAGCAACAGGATTCACAGCGGCGACAACTGATATAACGATTTCCTCGTCAATCAATCTTTCCAATGTTTCAGCCCGTGCGGCTCTCGGCGGTGTTGAGGGCTCTGTGCTTTACACCTACGGCGGCGAATACGAGTTCGACAACTACACAATCAAGCTCCATAAATCGCGCGGCAAAGACAACGGCGTGAGAATAGCCTACGGCAAAAACATGACGGAGCTCAAATGTGATGTTGATATGTCCGCGTCATATACTGGAATATTCGGCTATGTCAAAACAGACGATATCAACCTCACAAGCTCTTACAATGTCACAAACACAAGCGGTATTTCAACGCGCATACTCGTCCGTGATTTTTCTTCCGACTTTGGGGAGAACGCACCGACACAAAGTTTGCTTGACGCGACTGTTAAGAAATATGCAGAAGATAATGATATCAATTCTATCAAGGCTTCTGTAACCGTTTCTTTTGTCAATCTTGCGCAGTCGCCCGAATATGCAAACATCGCGCCGCTTGAGACTGTAAATCTCTGCGATACCGTTAAAATCTATCACAAAGAACTCGGCGTGAATATCAAGGCAAAAGTCATAAAAACCGTCTACGATACAATCGCCGAAAAATACACAAAAATAGAACTCGGCAGTGCTCGCGCAGATATGTCGAGCATTATCACGCAGACGGTCAAAGAAGCAACGGACGCTAAAAACATCGCTATTTCAAGCAAATCGGAAATCACAGAGGCGTATCAAAAGGCAATAGCGGACGCAACAGCGGCAATCACTGGCAACAGCGGCGGCTATATCAGACTTAATCCGTCCGAGAATCCGCAGGAGCTTTTAATAATGGATACCGCGGACGCGAACACAGCAAAAAAAATATGGCGGTGGAATCTGTCGGGGCTCGGCTATTCGTCCACGGGCTACAACGGCACATACAAAACTGCAATCACACAGGACGGTCACATCGTCGCCGACTTTGTCGATACTGGCACTTTGACCGCTAATATCATCAAAGCCGGAATAATGCAGTCTGCAAACGGTGAGTTTTCCTTTAACCTTGAATCCGGACATATTGAGGCTTCTGACATCAACATCACTGGCGGCGATATAAACCTTGACGGCGGTCAGCTGTCAATCTTAAACAACGACGGCTACAAAGCGGACTTTTCAGGCGGAGCGGTGGAGCTTTATCAGGGCGCAGGAACTGGCACTGGAACAGGCACAAAATATTTGTCGCTTTATAACTCACTTATAGGCGGAAAATTGTATGCTACACTTGCAAGCCCGTCATACACGCTCGGCGGTGTCCCGTCTGGCGGGTTTAGAATCGGAACGAGCGTTGACAATGTCGCGGCGCTGAGCTCATGGAACACTGATTTTGCGCTTATCGGCAAAGACAACGCAAGATTCCGCAAAAAAATCGAGGTCAATGAGTCTTTAATTGTTGCGACGGGCGGCGACGCTATCGGATTTATTTCTCACGCGCCGTTTGGTGCTAAAGATATAAGCGTAGAGCTTGGCGCAAAAAGCAATGCACACGGTATTTTGCAGCTTGGCAACAATACGGACGGTACTACTCCCGCGAGAATGGAATTTTACGCGAGCGGAACAGGCGGCGCGGGAATGGCGTTGGAGCTTATCGGCTCGACCCATAGCGGCAGAATCTTCGTTGACACTGGCGGTATCTACGCGCAGTTTGGGAATAATACAGCCGTAAAACTTGCATAACACTTGATTTTTTTGTTAAAAGTGATATAATATAAATATAAAATCATTGGAGGCAACAATGGATTATAAAAAAAGACTGGAAGAGCTGCAAAACACGCTGAAATATTTTGAAGCGCAGGCAAACGCCACACAGGGCGCGATACAGCTCTTGCAGGAAATCATCGCAGAGGAAGAAACCGATGACGGTAACGGAAATGGAAAATCTCGAGAAAAGGCTTGACGGGCGATACGTCAAGCAATCGACTTGCAATCAGAACCACAAAGAAATAGCGGGCAAACTGGCTAACGACGACAAGCGAATAGAAATAGGGCTTGCGAAGTTAGGCGTTGTTGAAAAGCTGATGTGGACTATTGCAACGGCGACAATCGGAACACTTATTGCAACGGTGTTCGGCATTATTTTTAAATAACAGGAGGACGCAAAAATGGAAAAGTATTGTAATGGATGTGACACGAAAAGCATTCCGCTTGCGGCGCATGAATCAGCAATGGCAAGAGCGGAGCGGACAACGCGCAGACTGTGCGCACTGATATTAACCTTGATACTGCTCCTTTTTGCGTCCAACCTCGCTTGGATTCTTTGCGAAAACTCGTTTGAAGATGAGACGAGTCAGACCGTATGGCAAGAAGCCGATAACGGTCAAAATAATTTTGTGGGCGGTGACATAGTTGGCGAAACAGGTAGTTAAAACGACTAAAAAGCGCGTCAAAAAGGTTGGAGGAAACACGGGATATAAATATTGCCCGACTTGCCACGGGAGCGGACGAGTCAAAAAGAAGTAGGTGGATAATATGTTTTTGCCTGACGATACGCCGATTATTTTTAAACTTCCTCGCGACAAAGAATATGCGGATATATATTTTATTCACGACTTGCATTATGGCTCGGAGCTGTTCGACGCAAAGAAGTGGAATAATTTGAAAGCGCAGATAATCGCAGACCCTAACGCCTACATCTGCTGGGTAGGAGACCTTATGGAGGACGCTATCCCAAACAGCAAGTCCGACATATTTACACAGACCGCAAGCCCCGCGCACCAAAAAGAATGGGTTACAGAACAGCTATCCGAACTCAAAGAAAAGACCATAGCCGTAGTGCCCGGCAATCATTGTCACAACCGCGCTACAAAAACGTGCGGACTTTATCCTCTGTATGACTGTTGTTTAATCGCAGGAATCGGGGAAAAATACCGCGACACAATAGCGTTCTTAAACATAGCAATCGGAGAGATTAAGCCGTCAAGCGCAAAGCAGATACACTATTTTGGGCAGTTACAGCATCAGGCAAAAGAAAGCAAATCAGTTCATTCAGCCGACTATACGGACGGCATAGACTTTTTCGCGAGTGGTCACGACCACGAAGCAAAAGACCGACCGAGAGCGAAACTTGTTTTTGACAAGTACAACAACAAAATCACCAAAAAGAATATAGAGTGTATCAACTGCGGCTCTTTCTTATCATTTGGCGGCTATGGGGCAAAATCGGCGTATCGTCCGCAATCTGACAAGCTCTATGTCCTACGGATATCGGGCAAGAAGAAATCTATGCAAACAATAGGTTTTATGTATGATTGACACAGCGAAATTATCCCGCGAAGAATGGGAAAATCTGATTTATCAGCGAATCCACAACGAAACATACAGGAAGATTATATCACGCCGCTGGCTTGACGGCGTAAAGCAGGAGGATTTAGCGGAAGAGTTCGGCTATTCTGTCCACAAATTCAGAATATAATCTATAGGTGTGAAAAACTGATTATAAAATATCTGCAAAGTGATTATAAAATATCCGTAAAGGGCTTGACAAATGACAAACAATGCTTTATAATATCTAATAGTGATTGGTTTGATTTTGGGTCACGATTACTCCTTTCTTTATTTTTTTACCCCCTTTTAAAAAGTAGCAGAGCAGCATCGAGAAATCGGTGCTGTTTTGCTTTATACTTGACTTTTTTATAATATGTGATACAATATATATGCTTCATGCGTGTCTACAAAGGTGCTCGGCTTCGGCTGGGCGCTTTTGTTTTTTAAAAAAGTTCAAAAATATTTTAAAAAGCTATTGACAAGTGCGGCAAAACAGTATATAATATAACTGCAAAACAAAGAAGGGAGACATTAAAATGATTTTAAAACTTGCAATTCAGACAGTCTTTGAAATCCTGCTCGTTGTGGGTATTATCTATGGGTTTATAAAAGAAGACAAGCTTATCGCGTTCGAGGATAAGCTTGCCGAAAAGTTTAAAAAGCGTTAATCAAGGTTGACGAGCTTTTGCAAGGTGGCTTGATATAGATTTATATTGATACACTTGATAGCCTCTAAAAGCTCATTAATTACCCCTAAAACAGCCGTTAAATTTTTACCACTAATTATCTTATAAAACTCGGAATCACCCTTTACGGGCACATTTTGAGGGTCTGAGAGGGCATGGTACAACAAAGCACAGTAAAGCGGCGCAAGTTTGTTCAGCGCCGTGAAAGAGTTGTCATAATCTAATTCATACTGTGTCAAATCGGCTTTAATGGAATTGTAGTCAATCATATAATACCTCCAAAGGCAGAGCTCACGCCCTGCCTTTTTGTCATTTTACGATATAATTATAGTATGCAGCCATTTTGGACTCAGGAGACTTTGCGTCCTTGTCGAATAAAAAGGCTTTTGCGAGTTCCGCGTAAAACTCAGGAGCGGGCAGACCGTATTTTTTGCCGACCTCATAATAGTCAGAATACATCATATTAACTGCCGTGTTCCAGCAATAGTCAGGGACTCTTCCGTTGTTGCCTGCCATAGCGTTAGTCTGCGCCATGTTCCAGACTGCGCCGGACGAGCCGTCTGCATTTTTCATTTTTTCGTTCCACGCTTCGCAGTCCTCGCGGGTCAATGCGCCGGAGCCTATATCTCCGAGAGCTTCCCAACATTCGAGCATTCCCATAACCGCTTCGGCGGCGCGTTCGCTTGCAGGTCTTTCCATATAGTCGGATATTTCCGCTTCAAGCTTTTTCCTGTATGCATCAATTTTCTCTTTCATGCAATACCCCCGACTTACAGCTTTTCGACCGATATTGCAAGATTGTTGACGACAGAAGCCGCGCCTGTCAGGACAAAAGACAGAATAGAGCTGTCGCAATCGCAGACATTCCGGACTATAGCCGTTATCGCCATGTTGACCGTTGTGCTCGCCGCTGCTACAGTTTCAGACGCGGTCGCGCCGATTATCGCAACGCCGTCTTTCTGTGCGGTGATTGTTGCTGTTCCTGCCGCCGACGGTGTGACGGTTGCGGAGGCGTTAATCAAATAATAACCTTTTCCGGTCATTGTTATGGTGTTGCCGTCCTGTCGGAGATTGCAGCCATAGCGGCGCGCAGTAGTGCCGACCGGAATAACACTGTTGACCGCGATTGTCTGTTCCGCCGTGTTAGTTGTGTATATTGCTGATTTTGACATTTTATCAATCCTTTCTGTAATAAAAAAACGGAGCGACTATTGCCGCCCCGCCGTGCCTCGCCGTCAGGGCGTTACCATGTTGCCGGCATCGGCAAAATGGTGTATGTTTTGCTGGTGTTAGCAAAACATTAGATGTTATTGCCGCAACAGCCGCCGCAGAACGGCGAATTTCCTGCGCTGTAGGAGTAAGACATCGGATAACGGACTACACCGCAGAAACGGGAATCCATTTCCAGGCTGGAAACTTTGTCGCGCAGTGTCTGAATCTCGTTAGTCTGAATCAGAGCGCGTGTTGCCTCGCCCTCCGCGTGGATAGCGTTAGCGATGTCACAGGTCTGTCTGTCGACCTGCGCTGAGAGATTGGCAGTTGCCAGTCTGTTGTCGCAGCAACAAGAAGCGAGCTGGCTCTGAAGCGCTCTGCCCTCAGCGTTAATGGAATTGTTAAGCGCGTAGGTACTGTCACAGATTCCGTTGCTGATGTTAGTCAGGCGGTCGTTGAGCTGCCCGAAGTGCTGACCGAAAAGAATCTCCTGCTGGCTTGCCGCTGTTGCGTACTGCCCGAACTCGCCCTGACGGTTGCCCCAAAATCCGCCGCCCATGAGGACGACAAAAAGAAGAACAATCCACCATGCGCCGCCGCTAAAGCCGTCGCCGTCGCGAGTAGCGGCAGCAAGGT